GTTAAGCCTATAACCAGTATGGTTAAAAGCCAAAACCTCATCATATATCACATTTTAGGGTATAACACGACGTAGGGCTAAAGCATCCCAATAACAAGTATGAGCATTTGTTCCATTTACTAAAACATAAAATAAAGCAGTTGAAGTTGTTGCCCTAAAATTTCCACCTATAAATTGCCACCCCCCAGTGGCTGTGAAAGATTGAAGACTTGTTAAATTTGTACCATCAAACCATCTCAACGTATATGCTATTCCATTTGTTCCTTTGAAATATGAGGAAAAATTATAATCATATCCTTGTACCACCGTCCCGGTGTTTGTTCTAAAACCATGATTTCCCTTATCGTTTCCAAATACTCCTTTTAATGATTTGGTGCCATTATAAGCTTCATCTGTACTACTGCTTATTGCTGATTCTCCGGAAAGATATACTGCAAATCCGGTGGTGTTGCCCCCGGTGTCGGTTCCACTTGCCTGATTCGCAGTGAGTAGGTTATGACTAACCCTGTTACGCCGTGCCACAGCACCCGGCATTCCAATTAATAAATTCATAAAACAAGCACCCCCCTTTAGACATTATACATGTAGGTTACGCCTTCACCATTCACTGATGCATCAATCCAAACCTTATTAAGATTATCCACATAAACGGGGTAAGCATCACCCGCCTCTAATATAATACCATTCATATTAGCAGCCGCCGATGCACGAACCGCATTACTACTTCCAATCGCAATCGACCCTACATTACCAGGTAATGCTTGAATAGTAACACTCTTAATAGGCGTACTTGTGGCGGTTATCTGTTCTGGTGTATTAGCCGTGGTAATAGTCTTACGGCCACTTGTAATGCTCCCGGCGGGTGCAACCAAACCCAGGGCGGTGATGATATCATCCTGCTTACCCTCTGTTGCGGGGTTAACCTCAGTATTTGTACTATCCACCGGAACACTGGGCAAACCATACCTACCAGTAGTACCAATCTGAACCAACTCAATCCTCCGACGCTTACCACCACTATCAAATCCCTCAATCGTAATTCCACTCATAAAATATCACCTCAAAAAAATAATAATAAAATGGAAAAAAATAGAGTAAAAATTAGGTAGCATCCGTTAAAGCAGCACCATACTTATAGGCACCTTCAATCATATAAACTTCGTAAAGTTTATTACTATCATTTGTATCCTTAGCAATGCCCATATAGCGTGCATCAGTAGCAGCACCTTCAGCAACACCAAAAGCACTTGCAAGGGTAGAAGCACCTATACCAGCAACGGAAACATAAGGTACTTTCACAGCACCGGCACCGTAATCACCAGAAACATCTATACCATAATGTACAGCACCAGAACCTCCTTGAACCCTTAATCCAGTTCCCTCTGTAATGGTTCCGGATGATTCTTCCTCAAGAAGAATATCCACACCTATTGCCTTGGAAACCTCCGCCGATGCACCAGAAACATTAACTTTACTGTAAATACCATGTGCCTCAGCACTGGCTCCCATGTTTCCTTCAACAGTGGCTTTTGCTTCAACAGCCCTTACTATCCCTGAAGGTGTTGAATCACTTGCTACTTTCACATTAGCAAATAATGCATCAAAATAGCCCCCATCATTATCAACAGGAGCATAACACACTTTCATACCACGTTCATTACCACTGGTTGTGGCTACGGGTATATACATGGATGAATCTGCATTATTACGTGTAGTTAAAAATCCCCCTATTTTAGTGGAATCCGTGTCACCATTACCTATTTGTGGAACATCTAATTTTCCACTAATATCAACAACACCATCAGTACCATTACCAATAGTTTCACCATTCTCCAATCTCATGGATTTACTGGTAATGGTTTTACCATTCATATCAATACCATAATCAGCGCTGGATGTGTCTAATTCAATTTTACCTACATCAATTGTTCCTTCTTCCATATCTTATAAAAAGTCACCCAATTTAAATCCCGGGATGACGTTGTTAAGAATAAATTTTAATTTATCTGTTATACTTGTTGCCAAATTAAACAACCCCTAATTATTATCTTTTCTTTTTAATTGAGAAACCGGCTTTTTTACCAATTTCCCTATATTTTTTTATTTCTTCTTCTGAAATGTCTGCCTCTCCTCTAAATTTGCCTTTAACTTCTTCCAGTTGCACGGCAATGTTTGGCAGAACAATATAATGGCATCTTTCTTTTGCCTCAAATTCAACTTTAACCATAAAAAATAAACCTCCATCATCATGTAATAATGGAAAATAGGGAAAAGAGTTAAAATTTTCCCTTTTAAAAAGTTTTAGTCTATATTATATATTTGGTAGGATAATGTTGGAGCCACATCATACATGATACTGACCTGTCCAAGCCATCCGCTAGATGCGAAAGGTTTGGATTTACCTTCAGCAATATATGCCGGTGTCATAAAATCCTTAATAAATACATGTCTTTCATTGAACATTGCAAGGTCACGCTGGTTGTCAGTTGTAGTCATGTTAGGGTCTGCAATGATTGGAATTTCACCCGTGTTACTTGCATAGGCAGGTACAGTTACACCGGCAGTGGTTTGTGTGGTGTTAACATATCTTTGGGTTGCCATCATATCTTGTTTTAACTGGTCTACAACATAATTACTAGTTAAAACAACTGTTGGGGGAGTTTTCTTAGTTTCTCTCATAACAGTTTCACCAGTGTTCAAATCTGCAACTGTTATTGCTGCTGTTGCTTTGTTAGAACGAGTACCGTTGGCAGTTATAAGGGTGTTTAACCCATCAAATTCATCAGTTCCGTCAGATGAACCAGATACTATGGTCTGGTTATATTCTTCCCTCAATGCTTCCTGTGCAAATGCGAAGAGTTGTGCTCTTGCACTGGATGAGGCACCCTTACCAATCATGTCAGACATGCTTATAGGTAATGCCAAATATTTCATTGATGCGGTTGCGGTTCCAGTTGTTGCGGTTCCAGCCCCCTCTGTATCATCAGTTTCTCCAATCCATTCACCAGAAAATCCGCTGGTAAATTGTATGTACTCTACTTCTGTGGTGTCATATGCTGCTCTTCGTCCTTTGCTTTCAAGATAGCTTAACATAGGAGTCATGTTGTAAAGTGTTCCTATATCATATATATTTGGGTCTAATCTGGTGGGGAAGTAGTTGGATGATGCCATTTGTTGTTTAAATTCATCTGCAACCATGCTTCTTATGTAATCGTCTATGTCTTCTGTTCCTTCTTTTTTAAGGGCTTTGCTAGATAGTTCTATGTTTTTTACTTCAACAAGTTCTCTTAAATCTTGTACTGATACCATAAAAATCACCTTTTAATAAAAATAAGTATGTTTAAGCTCCTAATTTATTAATTAACTCATCTGGAGTGTATGCTTTCTGCACAATACCTCCAATATGGGCTGGAGCTTTTAAAGGGTCGGTAAATGATTGTCCTAATATTTTTTCTGGGACGGTTTCATCTTCTTTGACAACATCATCAATCTTGGTTTTGTCAGATTCTCTGACGTGTTCACGGGATGTTCTCATCTCTTTTAGTGCTTCTCCCAGTTTTTCTTCAACTATTTGACCGGCTACTTTACCAACTTCTGTTAGTAATTCTTTTCTTTCGTCTTCTTTTGCTTGTTTAAGTTCAGCTTTTTCTTTAGCCTCTTTTTCGGCTTTTCTTTCATCAAGTATAGCTCTTAAACTTTCTTCTAATGGTTTAAAATCGTCTTTAGTTACATATTTTTCATCCAATTTAATGGATTCTACTATTTTGTTTTCTGGCATTTTATCTACCTCTTGATTAACATTTTCTAATTCAACATCATTTTTTACAATAAAATCATCAAAATTAACATCGTGCTTTATAAATTGAGCTATCTGGCAAGATATAGGATCATTACAGGAATCTACCATTTTGGTTTTACCACGTGTCTCGGTAACCGCTGGTATTGGTGTGACACTGACCTCATAAAGCTCTAAATCCTTGATTTCAATGATATAATCATCATCTTCCTCAATGAAACGAGCCTTTGTTATACGTCCTCCAATACTCATACCAAGTTTAAGCCCTTCATCTAACCAGTGAAGTATTTTTTCAAGTGCTTCATCTACAAGGGGTTTTCCAGTTAATTTAAACAACTGAAAAACTGGATTAAATTCATTATCAGACGATTCCTCGACTGATACGATTTGTCCATACACTTTGTCGGGGTTGTGGTTGAGAAATCCTGGGAGACCTACTGCCATCTCTTTCATTCGTTGTATTGCTGACATTAACATCCTATGACCAGTGGCAGATGTGTTTGTGGTGGACGCTAAACCTGAAAGGTATTGTCGTCCATCCTCTTTATAATTCTGTTGCACTGGTACCGTGAATTTAAAAGGAATGTCAACATTTCTAAAATTAGACATAATAGGTACCTCTGTCTTAATATTTCAAAAAAAATAGTTTTTGTGTGGTGTCTATCACTGGATTTGAACCAGTATAATTCACTATACCTTCGGTTGAAGGTATGAAAAGATAGACTTGTATAATAATTAATTAATCAGTTTCAAAAGGAAAATGTGGAATAACTATTGGTAAAAACATATTACCCTCAAAAATAGGTATAAAAGTACAACGACAATGACTATGGACAGGAATTTCCTCATCCGGGCCAATTTCATCAATATTATATACCAATCCATCACGTGGACGGCAAAGATGGCAAACACGACTATCACGCCTTGTTACATGCATAACTTTATATATTCCCCCACTTCGCCAAGTATCTAATTTAGCTTGTTCAGTGATATAAGCAACCTCGGTTCGTGCAATACGCTCATAAATCCAGCCAACCTTATCCATACTTGAACCGGGCTGAACACTGTTTTTCATTAACTTAGCAATCTTATCAATACTCCACCCTTTACGGTATCCTTCTCGGAGTATTGCCTCAAAAACAGGTCGATGTTTTTCACCCACAGTTTTCAGTGCAGGTAAGGTGTATTTTTCAACCCATGTGTGTACGGGCTCCCTTCTAATGTCAAAAACTGGTTTTAATGTTTCAGGTAATGGTTTGCCTCCACGCCGTACTATTTCATCATTCAATTTTTTGAAATATGTGTCTACTGCGTCCTCATAGGCTGTTTTCATAGCCCATTCATAATCATGTTTTTCCATTAAACTGTTAATTGCAGTTAAAAGCAGTCCAATAAATATAATGTCATCTGCATCTAATTCATCATCATCCAGTGTTTGAATATACCTTTTTTCACGGTTGTACTGCCATTCATCAACTAACTCAATTATTCTTTCATATATTTCCAGTCTTAAAATATGGAACTGGTTAATATATTCCTTTATTTGCCTTTTTTTAACAGAATTATATGTATTATAAAGTTTGCGGTGTTCTTCATCCGAGAGATTACTGTAATCATTCTCGGCACGGAAATCTTGGAGTGCATCATAAACTCTTCGTATCTTTAACATAAAACTATGATTCCTCGGCTAATATTCTTTCAATTTTTGATTCAAGACGGTGTAGTGGGTCAAAATTTTGTGTTGCATTATTAGGGGCTAATGGTGTTGTACCATAACTTAATTGTCGTTGTTTTTCAATTAGTTCTATAGGAATGTATGTGGCCTTAACAAGTGGTTGGTCAGCATATTCAAATGGATATGGAACATTACCATTAGCTACTCTTACCTCGTTAATGGTGACTTGTCCGCTCATAATTTTTTTCTCATTTAAATCTACTAATCTCATTTCATCCTTTTTAGTGAGGTTTTTATAGGAAAGGTGAGTGTTTTTAATACCAGCAAGGTTTAAGAGTTTACCATTAAATGGGCTGAGGTTCATCATACTCCAGTGTAGGAGTGTTTCATTCATTGTTTCGTCTTGAGATTCGCCTGTACCGGCACCTATGTTTCCTGTGTCTATTTGCATTATTTTTGCTGGTGGTACGTGGTATACTGCTGCAACGGCGTTGATATTGCTTTTTTCAATGTCTGGGGTGAGCATATCCCTGTTAGTGGCGCTTATGCTTTGGAAGTTTGCACCGTACATGACAAGATGGCCGGTTTCACCTTTTCGCTTCATTTCCTTAATATGTTCCTGCATCCGTTGTGTTTCAGTTTCAGCAGCTTTAGCAGATAATTTATCTGACAAACTGATTATACCCTTTAAACTATCGTTCTTGTAGAAGGATAGGTTGTGTTCCATAAGGCTTTCATCAAGCAAAACACGCATAAAAAGGCTGACAATTGGTGATAAACCTTTAAACATGCTGAAAGGGTTAGGATTGAAGCTATTTAGTAGGTTGGTTTCACTGTAAACATAATCTTTAACGGTATTAACAAAAACAATTCTTCCACTTTTTGTTTTTTCTGGTTTGATGTGGTGTGGTGGTACACGGTATAATGCTGCGGGGTATCCTGATTCATTATAACCTATTTCTACATGCCATCTTCCAGTTGTTAAAACATCCTTAGTTAATTGTAAATCAAAATCAAAATTAGATTGGTAAGGATTAGGTTCACGCATTAAACTATTAAGATATTCAATTTCACCCTTATCTGGGCGTAATGGGTCATTAGGAACTGCTACAAGTGGTGCGGCGGCGATGGGCATGGCAATAGCATCAATAGCAGCACTAATATAAGGATTGGTCATTGCTATTTGGTAACAAGTCATAGGATCTAAGCCAAGATATGCGGCACGGAAATAATCACTTTTATAGTAATTCATGAAATCTCCGAGGCTGTCAAAGCTCATATTACTAAAATTACTTAATGCATCTAAAAGGTCTTCTTGGCTCACTCCACTGGGTCGGGGTGTAAACACTCTTTTACCATTGTTTACCAATCCTCGCACTGCTTGTTTAATACTGTTTGTCATGTTCATAGTTATCACATGTTCCCAATTACATTAAAAAAATAAATAAATAAATAAAAATATAATAATAAAATTTTACCAGTACCCTACGCTTGTCACGAAAGGCTTAATTTTCTGACCCTCATCCACAGCATACCGGAGAGCATCAACAGGATGATCCTTATATTTCTTAGGTTTTTCAACACCCTTAAGTAAGGCTTTTTCATCCCAAACATAATTTTGAATTGCTTGTACAACATTAGGACATTCCTCGTGAACCATTAAATGTTTATCACGGAACAAGTCAGCCATACGATTAATACCAGTGTTCACATTAGGGTTGATCATAGTAGTTTCAAAACCATCACGCTCAAACTGTTTATTTAAGCTTCGAGCATCATGTGGAACATTAATCACAGTATTACGGGGAATATTATCCATAAAAAGTTCCATTTTATTACTAAACTCCTT